CTGTTCCTTGACTGTGGCATCCAACTCTGCATTGAAACTTTCAAGCTGTTCAATCTGATTCCTCAGATCATCATTCTCTTTTTCTACTTGCGCATTTCTTTCTTCCAGAGATTTCTTGTTTGCTTTCAGTTTTTCAACCTCGCTCGTAAGTTCTCCGAGTTTCTTTATCATTTCCTGCTCAGACATGGTTCCTTTTTCCTCCGTCTCTTCTACTCCGAGAAGTACCTTAATCTGTTTCTTTGAAATGTGATATGCCATTGCAAGGGTGGCTATGGATTCCCCGGAAGAATACTTTTGCTCAATCTCTGTTTTCTTCACGGAAATATCCACACCATTCGTATTGAACATACGCTTGTAGCCGCCCTCTTCCAGAATTTCTACTATTGTCTGCGTGTCGCACACATTCAAGTCCGCAAGAATGGGTATCTGTCTCTTATGGTTCTTCGCCAAGCGGTAATCCATTAAGATTTGTCCCTTATCCATTCTTACCTCCCTGTTTTACCCCCCCCCCACGGAGAAAAAGTCCTCATATATCGCTTTGATAACTTCCGCATCGTAGAGCGCATTGTGTTTTTGACCTTTCGGCAAAGCAATTCCTCTGTCTGCAAGTAACTGTTCTCTCGAAATGTCAAAAGCATCTTTTTCTGATAGGTCAAGCATTACTGCAATATCCTGATTGATGTCGTGGCAAGCCGGTGTAATAAACTTAGGTAGCATCATAGCGTTGCCTACCAATAAATCAATCAACAGCACCATATCGTAATGTGAAACATCCGAAACAAATACCGCAGCATAATCACTGTCAAAATTAGCATCCATCTCAAGCCATTCCATAAGTTCACGGCAAATGTCTGCCTTACTACCAATTACAGTCGTTGTTTTATTGTCGGCTGCCAGACTTTCTTCTAACTTCACATTTCCACTCATAATCAAATGATCAAGAACATTCTTCTCAATCCATTCATTGCACATACTCTCATCATAGTCTGTCAGTTCTGCATAAAATCTGTCTCCGGTGTCAGAGACAATCCCTATGCTGATGAGAGTTGTGTCCTTACGCAGACCGGTAAACTCTGTGTCGAAAAAGTAGGTTCTCATGTGGTTTCCTCCGTTTCTTCCGGTGCGGCTGCAAAATTTACTCTAAGATTTGATGTGAACAACGACTGATAGACCATTGCATAATTGTAAACTTCTCTATCCAATATCTCATCCTTGATTGCATCCGTGACCGAACTCTGCATGATCGCCGTTGGTGTCTTTGATTTTTCGTTCTCATAGGCTTTAATCAGCACATCCCCATCATAGCCTTTTGCTAATTCTCTTAATGTCATATCTACTTCTCCGCTTTCTGTGCCTTTTTGGCTTTCTTGGCAGCCTTTTCTTCCTTTGCCATCTCAGGGATGAACTTACGGAAGATGTTGTTGTAATTTCCGTTATTGCCGGCCCATTTCTTCACGATAGCCATAGCCAAACCGGCTTCCTCAGAATAGGTATCAGCCTTTTTAGGTTTACGAATGGTTATTTCCTTGCCATCAACAACCTTTTTCTTGATTTCCACATTATCCATGCAGTTTACAACCGTCTTTGTGCCGTCAGACCAAAATACGATTGTTGCCGGATTCTGGAACAGGACTTTCTCGATACCGTATGCTCCAATAGGCTTGTCCTCAACCATTGCTTCTACACACAGTTTGTCGCAACGATACGGGCTGCCGCATACATGATTGATCTTTCCAGCGTAAGTCGTGCCGTCCTCGCACTCAATAGTTACTCTCTTAAATTTCTTGTCCGCTAAACTTCTATCCATATTGTCCTCCTTAATACCTAACTGGTTAAAAATGTCTCTAAACGATGTTTCTCCCGGAATAGCGCATGACACTATAACCTGATCTCTTAACAATCCGATTGTGGCATTTTGACATTTCTGTGAAAAATCCTCTGTGATACTCGCAACCGGTATATCATCAAAATCCGGCCATGGTTCTCCGAGGCAGCGTGCTCTTTCGATGCTCACTCTCCGCCACTGTTCTGCCGATGATGTTGCCGTTACCTGTCTTGCATTTTCCCACCATCGGTTTTCGGTAAATGCCGAGTGTTGCATCACTCTGTCAAATGTTTGTAATGGTGGTATCAGCCGTTCTTTCGGTAATCCAAAGCGTTCAAAACCCTGCATGGCAAACGCTATCGGATCGGGTAAATGCGCCGCTTCTGGCGGTCTCCACGGTTTCTTTTCTTTCTCTTCCATTGGTGTCCTCCTTGTGATTTATTATCAAGGGTGGTATGCCCTTAATCTCATGTTGAAATTGTTCTCGATTTTCGCCACAACGCAGTCCTTTTTCAGTATGCACTTGGCACATTTTTCGAGATTCCTGTAAGGTTCTCTGCCAAAACACGGTTGAAACAGTTTGTTTATGGCAGATTTCTTCATTTTCACTTTAAAAGGTATTTCAAATCCCTCTTTCAGATGAGAAATATCCGGCATATCATACTCTTCATCCAGTGTAGGCTCGGATATTTCCTTAATTTCCGCAAGCGGTATGGGATCTCCGAGCCGTTCATCCATGATAAAGAGCTGTGGTTTGGTCTCATTTTCCATCCATATTCCTCCTACGCCTCTATCAGTGTGAATACACGTTTATACACATCCTTATCAGGCAAACACCGCAATTTATTCAGTGTTGTGTTTCCAAGATAAACATTATATGTGCAATCCCCTATGGTTAATGTTCCTATGCTGCCCGGATCTTTCATTTCCACCTGTACGCTATTGCTTTTATTCAGCATCGCCCGTATGGTCTTGCACACTTCCTCATTTTCTTTTTCTGATGCAAGGCAATCAAAACACGGATTTTTATTCTTTGATGATCTCATAATATTCGCCCTCGCACTCTTTCGGAGCCATAGTTCCCCATCCGTCAGCCTTTCTCAGCTCATAATGGGTTCCTCTGTCGATGGCAAAAAGTTCTTCGCCCTTATCAATAGTCATTTCCATATTCTTCTCAATGTCATTTACGACAATATTCTGTAAGAAACGTGCTATCATGCCTCTTTCTCCTTTATCACTTCGGCAAACGCCGGATTCTCATGCAGCTTTTCTGTAGACCATCCCATGTGATGATACAGTTTTTCCATAAATTCAAGGCACTCTGTCTTGTCATACGCCAATAGGAAACACAGTAATTGTTCTCTGTTATACATCACTGATGGTCCGACTCCCATTTTAATGTAATCATAATCTGGGTAACGTACCTGAAACTCATTCGGTGCTGCTGCCAGTATCTCAAATTTCACTGCCGATCCGTGCGGTTCCCTTATGCAATGCCTGAATGGTATCATGTTCTATCCCTCACTCTCTTTTCCCACCGTTCGTGTTTGCGTGCCATCTGTTCCTCATCTACGGTCAATGAAAGTTCTCCGGCACACTGTACGACATCCGTGTACTCTTCTCTGATATTTGCAATAGCATCTTTCTCTGTTACAGGTGTCGGATTCTCTTTTCGTATGATCCTTGCCATTTTGAGTGCCGCCTTTGCAAGTTCGGTACATTCCTCAGCAAGCTGCTCCAACATTGCAGCTTCGCCAATTTCTTCAATGATCTTCATTATCTCTCCCTCTTTGTGATAACTTTAAGTCTATCCAATGGATATGTCTCCACTTTGCCATCTTCCAGAACGACAACCGCTTTTGTGCCAAGCAGGCTCGTGATTGTATCTATCCATGTTCCTTTTCTATTCTCACAGTGAGTACAATCTGGTATCTCATTGCACATATCAGCAATATCGTTACAGAATTTGCACTCTGCATAGCTTCTTGTGATTTCTACCGGTCTATCCATGCCCTACACCTCATACTAATAATTGCTCAATGCTTATTTCTCCGCATTTCTTACACCCACATTTGCATACCTCACACTTAAATCCGCCGTAATCATGTACCGTCCAGAGGACTTCCAGTACTTCCCACTCATGCTTGCACGGAAGAAAATACGATACCAAAATCTTGTCGAATAACCTTTTATACCACGGTTCCTTGTGCCAAGACCTCTTTTTATTTTCCGGGGAATTTTTGGAATTGCTGTTTTCATTGCTCATCCGGTTTTACCTCCTATGAGGCGTAAGCCTCCGCCGATTTTTATTTTTCGCCTGTTATCGTTTCTACGTGCAGACGTGACGGCATCCTCATTATGAGGTCATTACACATTTGATTCAGACGATGGTTTTCATCCGCAAGCGTATTTACCATGAGGTACAATCCCTCTTCTCTGGTAAGTTCTCCACACTCTATCATCTGCCATACTCGGAATACTGTTGCATTGTTTCTGATATGCGTTTCAGAGATTCCTACGGTGTATGCCTCTGTCATGCAGTCCGGTTGAACTTCCGCAGTGTGTCCTCTTTCCATTTGTCCCATGCGGTCTGTTTCTTCTATCTGCATACTTCCGCCTCTCTCTGCTTATTCTGTGTTGCTGTTTCTTTGTTCTGTTCCATATTTCTCTCTTTCTATGCCGGTAGGCATCCGCCGATTTTGGATTTTGTGGTTTTGTAAAGTCCTCACTTTCCTTTTGTTATTCGGATGCCGTGTTTATACTTACATTGTAAATTGGGTGGTTTACAGTAATAGGGTTCTTTGCCATTTTACGATTGGGGTGGTTTTGGGCTTTTTAATTTTTCGGGAACTCAGAGGGGTGAGTTGCCCCGGGGACGATCCGCCACAAACCCCCGCCCCAGGGTATAAGCTGCCGGACCTCTGCGCCCTGGCATCCTACCAACCGCCGCCGGATCTGTCCGAGTTCGTAAAAGTAAAAGAAAACGAACCGCAAAACCGCATAAACTCTATATATTTATATCTCCGTCCGTGTCTGCCGGATCTTTTCCGCTCATTTCCACCGGTAAACGCTGCACAATGTCCGCCGCCGTTGGTAGCTCCTGCGCCTGCTTGCCTACGTTTAAATCTATCTTTTGCGCCGCCTGCGTGTAACCGTGGTTATTGTTCATGTCTGTGGCAAATACGATCGGCGGGATCTTGCCAGCAAAGGCGAGTTGTTTCTTAAATGCTGCAATACTGGTTTTCAGTCTTTTTATTGTGTCAGAATACGCACCAGGGCGGGCAGTTTCCCAATTATTAAGGGTTTCCCTAGAAATCCCGGCAAAACTACAAAAGCCCTCTACATCAGGCACCAAGCGCACACCCTCCGCCGCTCTATCCTTAATATATAAAATGTACTTTTCCGCTACCTCTGTAAATTCTTCTACGGTTTCCAACTTCCTAGGCCGTCCCCCTTTGTTCTGTACCTCTCCGCCCTCCGGCGTTTCCTCTGTCTGTAAGAATCCAGTTAAAAAGGCATCGCATAAAGCCGCCGTTGTTTCTGCGTCCGTTGGTTCATAGTCGCGCCCCTCCTTAAAACGTTTATAGCTCTGTTTCCTTACTCCGTTTTCGTCTCTCTGTGCCGTTTCTTTCTTCTCTGTTGCCATCTCTGCGCCCTCCTTTCCTCTGTGCCCTCTGTGGCGGTCCTACGCTGTCACACGGGCAAAATAAAAAGGACACCGGGAAAAGCTACTTTCTGCTTCTCTCTGTGCCCTACGTTCTACTTTTTCGGCTATCCTTATTTATTTTATATGTGGATCTGCTCCGCCCTCCGGCGGCTCTGTTATTTCTATCTCTATACCGCAACCAATGGCGGCGGCGTATTTCTCCATATCGTCAAGCGTGAATTTATCGGCGTTTAGTCTCTGGTTTACGTTTTGCCGGGACACGCCCAGACGATCCGCCACCTCTTGCACCGATACCCCGCGCCGTTTCATCATAACGCGCATTTTTTCGCCAAAACTCAACCGCACCGGCTCCGCCCTCCTTTCTATTCTATACCACTATAATATATAGGAATCTGCGCCGCCTGTCAAGTCTGCCGTTTACATGGTAAACACTGCGCCGGGTTTTTCTTGCACTTTGTAAAGTGTACAATTTACACAACAAACCTCCCTTATTTTGTTTAGTCGGCTATACATATTTCGCAAACCGTAATAATTTGTAAATTTTCCGCTTGACTTTGTAAAGAATATGCTTTACAATACAAGCATAAAGAACGAACCGCAACGGACAACAACGAACCGCCAGACGTTCAGCAAAACAAACAAGCGCAGGCAAGGGCGCACGGTGTACCCCAAAAGAACAACGCACCGCAGACCGGACCAAGGGAACCAACCCGGACCAAGGCAACGGCGGCGCGGCACTTATTAAGATGAAACCGAAACACACGCCCCACCGCCTCCGGCTTGTCTCTCCTGTGAGGGCTGCCCCTGTGGTAATGAGTGCATATATCAGGCAAAAGGAAAATTGTAAACCTGTGCTAGGGTGTACCAATTCACACCGCACATATAAAAAAGATAATTGAGTTATTGGAAGTATGAAAGCACTTTGAAACTTTCAGAACCGCACGAGATCGGGAAAGCGGTATAAAACCGGCCCGGCATTGAGTGAAAGCAGTTACCACTTTTACAATGATTAACGCCCCCGACGCTCCCAGGGGAAAGCGGGAACCGCTCCGGAACTATTGAGCCGGGGCGATGGCTGGAACGAGTTGACCATATACACGCAGCATAAAAGGGAATAGGACAGGCGAACCCCTGCAAGCCGCCGTCTGCAAGTCTGACGTAAACGACTTTGAAACAAAATAAAAAAGGGCGATCCGCTACACCTACCAAGCGACACGGACCGCCGCCACCCCTCCGGGGCTTGTCTCCTATTATAACAGGCTTTCCCGGATGGAATAACAGAAAAGAGAGGGAAAGACCATGACAGCAGAAAAAATTATTGATTCTTTGAGATTCACAGCAACAGAGGCAGACGAACAAAAGGACCTTTTTACACCGTCCCACGTTCTCTATAAATGCCGCATTATCAACCCGACAAATAATCGCCGCTACACTTTTGATTATCAATGCAACCCAAGCGCAACGCATGAGCCGACAAAAAAAGATTGTTTATATTGTCTCTTGTCTGATGCTTCTTGCTTTGAGAGCTACGCAGATGAGGCGGATTTTTTAACAGAGTTTGGATATATTGACGGCGGAGCGGATCAGATCCGAAAAGGCTTAAAGGCTTTTAAGGCTTGCAAACGCACCGCGGCGGCTATTGATCGCATTTTCACAGAGGACGAAAAAACCGCCCTTAATGAGTATTACGAAAATTACTAATTGACAGAAACGAGGCGCGCGCCCTCCGGGGCGCTCCCTCTCAAAATATAGGAGGCTTATATATTATGATGACATTATCAGAGGCAAAAGCCATTTATAAAACGGGCGGCGGTCATTTCTTCGACCGTGAAACTTCCAAACATTGGGGGTCTCGTATAGAATCCGCTTTGTATAAAAACCGCTGTTTTGTTACCAGTGAAAACAATTTTGACGGCAGCCGTAGAGCTTACACCGTGCGCCGGTTCTCTCCTGACTTTCTGCATATTGAAACCGTGGGAGAGTTTCAACAGTACGCACTTAAAGAAACCGCCAGAGAGGCAGCAAAGGAGGCCTAAACCATGAACAACGCATATATTAAAAATCTTTTATCTATCAACAAAAAAGCTTTTCAGTTTTTG